TGGAGATTAATCCATGAGAAGACCGGGTCTTTCGACCCCATCTCTTTCGAGATGGCGATTCCAATTTGCCGATTTCTAAATCGAACTACAAATTAAAATAATGAAATTAAATAATAAAAATTTAAAAACCTTATTAGTCATAAGGCTCTTATATCTATTGTTTAATATCAAAATTTCAATCGTTGTTCGTTTCATTAAGGATTTTAATGAATTAAGAAATAAAAGTGGTATTAAATATGCAATCAAGTACATGAAAACCGCAAGGTTACATGTAACTCGATACATATGTAATAGACCTCTTAAATCTAATAATTCATTAGTATCCCTAACAAAAGATTACTTTCCTAAACGTTTCTTGTATCTTAAACCAATGATAGACAATCCAAAAGATATTAATTATATTAATAACTTAAGGGCTGTCTTATCATTGTTTTACTATACAAGATCCGTTCAACCCACAAAACAGGAAATTAAAAGTCTTAAACCAGACTTATCAACAATTGTTAAACATAACCATGGAAAGTTTTATACTATTCCAAAGGCATATGTCCAACATTTTGTTAATAAATTTGATCTAAAGACCGATAAACCTGTTTATAGTAATGATTTACACTATATAAGTAGTAAATCATCACCATATGGAAAAGCAACACTTAACAGTACTTATGGATTATTTTCCATGAGTAATGTTCATCATGATCAATTAAATTATTGAATTAAATTAATTGGTCTTGATGCTTATACGGAAATGTTCGGAAATCTTATCAAATCTCTTTGAGAAGATAACCGTTTATTTACGTATAAGAGTGATACTGGCCATTGTGGGAAGTTATCAATTATAAATGATCCTGAATTAAAACTTAGGGTTATAGCCATGGTTGACTATAACTCTCAAGTTTTATTAAAACCTATACATGATTATTTACTTAATAAATTAAGTACATTACCATGTGATAGGACTTTTACTCAAGATCCCTTTAATAATTGAAAACTTGAAGGTAATCATTTTCACTCTCTAGACCTTTCAGCAGCAACTGATAGATTTCCAGTACATCTTCAGCAAAAGCTATTATCCTATATCTATGATAAGGATACAGCTGATGCTTGAAAATGTATACTGGTAAACCGTCAGTATGCTTTTGAAGGTAAATCTTATCGTTATAGTGTAGGTCAACCCATGGGAGCTTACTCCTCATGAGCTGCATTCACTATGACTCATCACTTAGTTGTTCATTGATCAGCATACCTATGCGGTATAACTGACTTTAAAGATTATATTTTGTTAGGTGACGATATCGTTATTGCTAATGATAAAGTCGCCGCAAAATATAAATCTATAATGAACAAATTAGGTGTTGACATCTCCGAAGCAAAATCTCATGTATCTAAAAATACATATGAATTTGCTAAGAGATGGATAAGAAATAGAGTTGAAATCAGCCCACTTCCTTTACGTGGAATATTAAACAATTATAAGAATTTAAATGTTGTTTTAATGCAACTTTTAAATTACTTACAAAAGTGTAATATTAAATATAAAGGAAATGCATTGGAATTAATTTGTGAATTATATAACAAATTGAAAATAGGTGGAAGATTCTTAAATGAAAATTCTATCTATAGAATTTGTTATAAATTCTACTACTCATACAGATATAGTTTAGGTTATGCAACAAATGATGAAATGAGATCATTTCTTCATAGTTACTTACCTGAACATATACCTGTACCGAGAAGTGAGCTAATTCCCGGTTTTATCCGGGAGCTCCTGATTGGTTCCTTAGCCTTTGAAGTGGAGAAGTTATCAGATAGTGCATCCAAACAACTCGATGCCTTTATAAAATATTATAAAGACAAAGGGTTAGAGGATATGTCACTACTTGCTAACCATCCATTCACACATGCATTATATAATCAACTTAAATCAAAACAGGATCAATTGAATAAAATTTCAAATGATACTAATAATGATTTAATCGATAAGATAGTGCATATGAGAGTAGAGGCGGTTGATAAGTTAGTTGAAACGGTCCGTGATCCATATGTTAAGGTTTCAAAACTTGACAAACTGTGATCAAAATCAAGAGATTTATTAAATGAAATAAATCTCGAGTTTGAATCACATTGATCAAGAGCTCCATTACTGGAGGAAACCTTACCATGAATAGATCAGAACTATTTCAAATCTAAAATATCTGGACCTCTATCTGGCCTGGATATCCTTAGATATGGAATATACACCGACCCCAATGCACCGGTTCAATACTGGTAAAAACCAATACTGAAAGACTACTGACCTTTCAGCCAGTGTTGTCTCATGCAAGAAGGTATGGTATAGTTATTATATAAGCGATTATATAATATGTAAGCCATATCGTTCACGGACATTGGAGAAATTAGATATTGAAATATTCCGAAGCAGGTGTTGACTAACACCCAAGTTAGGAATATGACAATGATATAATCCTCGTATCCGAAAGGATAGGTATGAAAATACCCGGTTTTCTCTGAGTTTAATCAC